TCTCAGCGCCCCCATATCTGGATTTATCCTCAGGATTCTCAAGGTGGAGAAATGGTTTTACCGTTTCTTTATTACAAGAACTGGTTAGATGCTACATCTGCTGCGGATCTAACTGATATGGGCAAAATTAGTTTTCAATCGTTTGGTCCTCTGGCCAACGCGAATGGAGCTACGGGTGATATTGAGATTGTTGTTTACGCTTGGGCAGAGAATATTGAAGTTGCGGGACCAACCGTGGCTTTGGCTGTCCAGGCCAAGGATGAGTATCAAGATGACGGGGTAGTATCGAAACCTGCTTCTGCAATTGCTAGAGCAACTTCGATGCTGAGCGATGTTCCTATTATTGGACCATTTGCTACAGCAACGTCGCATGCAGCAGAAGCTGTTTCGAAGATTGCTTCGTTGTTTGGGTACACGAACACTCCAGTGATTGATGATATTCATCAGTTTCAACCAGCACCTTTTCCGAATTTGGCGTCTACTGATATTGGTATGCCTATTGATAAGTTGACGCTTGATTCCAAGAATGAGTTGTCAATTGATCCAGCTATTGCTGGCGCGACAACTGCCGACGAGCTTGTTATTAGTAACTTTTGTGCTCGCGAGGCTTGGCTGTACGAATCTAACTGGTCCAGCGCTCAATCCATCAATGATGGACTTTTCTACGCTAAAGTGTCTCCTGCCTTATATAAGACAGATACTACTGGACCAACGCCTATTCTTTGGAATACGCCCATGTCACATGTGTCTGATATGTTTGAGTGTTGGCGTGGGGATATCATTTTCCGTTTCAAGTTTATTTGCACGAAATATCATCGTGGTAGGGTTCGTATTAATTGGGACCCTCATGGAAATATTGGTGCGATTGGTGATTACACCACTGAAACGTACACGAAAATTGTAGATATCACCGAAGAAACGGATGTGGAATTTCGCGTTCCCTATACTCAGGCTCTTGCGTATTTACGCGTTGCACCTGGTAAAGGAATACATTACGCTACTGCATCGACTTCCACATCTGATGTCGGTACTTATCATAATGGGATCATAACTGTTCGAGTGTTGAATCGTCAAACTTCACCAATTACATCCGCCAACATTAACATGTTGGTTTTTGTTAAGGGTGCTGACAACTTAGAGTTTGCTGTACCCAAGGAAGTGGATATTTCGTATTCTCCTTACGCCGTTCAATCTTATGATTCCCGTATGGATGTTGGTTGTACCACACATGAAATGGGAGTCAAACCGTCTATTGCCGACCCAAATATAAATTTGGTGTATTTTGGGGAATCTGTTGTTTCCTTACGCCAAGTAATGCGGCGACAGAGCCTTTATAAGAGGCTTGTTGCTGGTTCAGGTTCGGCCATAAATACTATATACTTGAGTACTTTCAAGTTGGCTCGTTTGCCGCTGTACCCAGGTTATGACGTTAATGGCATAGATTCGGCTATGGGAATTTTGTCATCGTTACCAGAACCGTATAATTATACGAACTGGTTACCTATGACGTGGATTGGCCAATGCTTTGTTGGTGTACGAGGGTCGGTTTTGTATTCTGTTAATGCTAATGGCCAACAGGATTGTAAAACTGTGATTTGTGCACGTGAGTATGGACCACATAATTCCTCAATTGCCGAATCAGTCATACCTTTTGCTGGCAATGGGGCTTTAAAGCAATCCATTCAAGTGGATCAGTTGGCTGGTAATTCAGGTATGACGATGACCAATCAGGTCACCCAGGGTGGTATTACTACAATGCTACCCATGTACAGCAACGTTAAGTTCATTATGAATTCTCCAGACACGCGTAGTGTTGGCAGTTCTACGGATGATTCCCTTAATGATGCTATGAGAGTTCAGACTCTCTATCAAACCGAAACAAATTCGTTCAACGACACCTTCGTTGATTTGTATTGCGCGGCGGGAACAGATATGAACTTTGTGTTCTTTATCAATGTACCCGCAGTGTACATGTACAACTCTGTGCCTACCCCTTTGCCATAGAGTTGTTCAAATTGTCCGCAATGACATTAAACTATAGCTATTGATTTAGCTATGTCCGAGATGACATTAAACTATAAAACACAGTGGTCAGTGCTGTGTCTACTATCTTTATAGTAGTTTGATCCTATGCTTTGCATGGAGACGCTATACTTAGTTGTATTGCTTCACGGATGGTTTTGTAACCACGTGTGTCCCATGCTCTCATGGGATTACACGTGGGGAAATTTTTACATCACGGAAGTTGACGTCTTTATGTAAAGTATCGGAGTAACTGATA